ATTACAGATAAAGATTCAAACGCATTCATATCTAGTGGTAATGACAAAGCAAGAACATTATTACAAGGTGGTGGTGTTAGAAGTATGTCTTTATCAGCAAGTGGAGTATTTACAGATTCATCAACAGAAAACCTTGTAAGAGGATTTGCATTTGATGGAGCAATACAAAACTACGATTTAGTATTTTCAGATGGTTCTAAAATAGCTGGAGCATTTCTAATAACAAGTTACGAAAGAGCAGGAGAATTTAATGGAGAAGAAACTTATTCATTAACTCTTGAATCAAGCAATACAATAACATATACTAACGCATAATATTGATATGGAATTTACAGATGGGTTTAAAGTGGTAGAAATAAAATTTCAAGGCGAGTCCTATAATGGTTTTTACAAGGTTACTAGAAAGGGTGTAATGACTATCGAAACAAGAAAAGATGTACCATTTAAACCATATGATGAAATTACAGTAGGTGTTGACCAAGTTATAGTTCAGAAAGTACAAGTTTTTCAAAGCAGATGTGAGATTACTTGCGAAGCAAAGCATTCAAGTGATATAAGAAAAGCAAACAAAACTTTGAAGAAGTTAAAAAAATCTGAACATAGAAAGGAAGATAACACCGATGGCGAACAAGTATAAAGGCGAAATTAAAGGTAAGTTGGGGGATCAAGAAAGAACTTTCCGACTTACCTTTGAAAATATAATCAATATAGAAAACACATTAAATAAACCAATAATGAAAGTAGCAAGTGAGCTTGCAAGTCAAAACTTTTCATTAACATCTGTGGTAACAATATTACACGAAGGACTTAAAGGTGCTGGTGCTAATATACAGTTTAAAGCAGTTGGAGATATGGTTTCAAAAGGTGCTTTAGTTACAAGTGCAGTTTTAGCTGGAGAGATTTTGGCAACAATATTTACTAATCCAGAGGAAGATGAAAGCCCTTTAGCAAAGGCGGAGAACGAGTCACAGAATACCCTATCCAAAAATACCTAGAAATAGGTTTAGGTGTTCTTCGCTATACTCCAGAGGTATTCTGGAAATTATCAATATACGAATTTTTATCTGCCCTAGAGGGTTATCAATTAACAACAGGACAAAAAAAGAAAAGTGGTCCAATGTTAGAAGATGAAATGAATCAACTAATGAGAAAATATCCTGATTAATTATGGCAACAAATTTAGCAACAATATTAGTACAATTACAAACTAACACATCAAACTTTCAAAGTAAGATGAACACTGCTGGAAAGTCAGTGGAGAAGTTTGGAAAAAAACAAGATGCAGTAAATAAAAAAGCAGTTGGTGGAAATAAAAAATTACAAAATGCTTTTAGAGATACAGCAGGTACTATTGCAGCAGTACAAGGTCCACTTGGTCCAGTAGCTGGAAGAATTAACTCTTTAGGTGCTATTATTGGAAGAGTAAGTATTGCTGGTATTGCACTTACTGCAGCATTTGTTGCAGTTGGTTTTGCATTAAGAAAAGTTATTAAAGATGTAGCTGGAGCAGAACAACAATTTTTTAAATTACAAGCTATATTAAGAGCAACTGGTAATTCTGCTGGTTTATCTTTACAAGAAATAGAAACATTATCACAAGAAATTGGTATTGCTACATTAGCAAGTACACAAAAAGTTAGAGATGCAGCAGGTATTTTATTAACATTTAAATCTATACAAGGAGATGTTTTTAAAAATGCCTTAAGACTAACACAAGATTTATCAGAAGTTGGTTTTGGAGATTTAAGAACAGCAAGTATGCAACTTGGTAAAGCATTAGAAGAACCTATTGTTGGTTTAGGTGCTTTGCGTAGAGTTGGTGTATCTTTTACAGAGGCACAGAAAGAACAAATTAGAGTTCTTGATATGACTGGTCGTAAAGCAGAAGCACAAGAAATAATATTACGAGCATTAAATACACAAGTTGGTGGTG